GTCTCCCCAAGGACCTTTCGGTCCAGATCCGCGGTTTACACCGCAGAAACCCACCTCGGCACGATGCTGACGGCACGAGGACGCCCAGCGCGTTCAAGATGCTTCACATCGAAGAAGGGCTCTTCACCCTGCTTGAGGAAGTACTTGAGTAGGGCTCCGGGGCCATCCAGAAAGTCTGGAGGGCTTTTGGAGACTTCTACATAACCCTTAACCTGAGGGTCATGTAGGTTCGGGCCTAGCCTCTCGGATTGGTAACCGAGAAAGCTGTGCCGACCTAACGCAGGTGACGACGGAAGAACAACCGGAAAGTAACGAATTACTTTACGGATGTATCCGTCGAGCCACTTGCATGTCTGCCAGTAGCCAGCAAAATACAGCTGGTTACGAAGCGAGACAATGCTAATGACTCGACCTGCGACGCGCTGCCGTGGTGTAGGGAACAGATCTCTGACTCGGACGATACTAACGTCCTCGCCATTGAAATATTCCTTACCGCAAGACTCCCGGAACTTACCGCTCCAGAAACTCTTGCTTCGGTTTACCCGAGCTCCAAAAAGCTCGAGGACCGATACCACGGCTTGCACATATTCTACAGGGACAATGATGTCGTCCCCGTAGACACGCACCTTCCTACTCAGACGTTTGACGTCTTTGTAGGTCAAGCGGGTGCTGAGCTCTCGCTCAATCCCGAGGAAAATGAGGGTCGTAAAGACCATCGCTTCCACGGGAAAGCACAGAGCGGAACCCATAGATGCGAACTTGGCCAGGCGAATTACACCCTGACCAGGCACATCAGCCTTCCGAGAGCGAGTGGCATCAACTGCCCTATGCAAATGAGGGTAGTCATGCATCATCTCTCGTACGAGCTGATTGGAGACACGATCGGATGCTTCCGATAGATCTATCGTAGCCAGTTTCCCGAAGAGGGAACCGTCACGTGCCATTCTCTGGTTAGGAGTCTGGTCCGTGAATCCGACCATTCTATCAAGCGTAGGATTACGCTTGATGGAAGTCAGGATCAAAGGCAATACTGCCTGCTGCATATACTGCATCGCAGTAGGCTCAATTGCTATGATCCGTGGTGTCTTCAGCGTCTTAGGCACGGAGATAACCCTCACGGGCATCTCCTCGCCAGGTTCGAGGAAGTCAACGCCATCAAGTGCTGGTAAGTACCAGCAATTAGGAATGAGATTTTCCCAAGCTGGGAAGATCTCCTCTAGGCGTGTGGTCCATGTGCGCTGATTAAACTTTCTGTTCCCAGAAAGCTTATCAGCAGTAGCACCAGGACCATGTTTGGGGATAGCCTCACCGCGGATAATCTTTCGATTAACCGAGGTAAAGACGTCTCCAAACAGGAGTCTGCTCATGCGACGGAAGTCCTCTATATCAGAGAGCTCACGTTTAGCATCACAGACCCTGACTTCCTTCTCACACACGACAAAGTCGTGCATCGCTTTCCGTTCCCTCCTCGGTGAGCAGGGAACAGACAACTTACCGAACATCAGCGTAAGCTGACGTACCGATAAGATTGCATCGATGCACGGCTCGTCATGCAGCACACCGCTGCTACGGTCGAACACTCGATCGAGGAAACCTCCTAGAAATAGGGGGAGACCTGCTCTCCAAGTAAAACCTTGGAAGAGACTGCGATCGACCTTTCCTTGGTCAAGGCTTCTTTCGAAGTCCTTACCAAAGTTAGGCAAGGTTATCGTGAGAAATGATAACCCTTCATGTTCTGACCGGCACTCGACCGTTTTGCGGTCGAGGGCGGCGCTAGTGCAGCATCTACTGGCACATTCTTGTGCCAGCTCACTCCAGAGCAACAGCAGGCTTTTCAACCGGCCTCCTTAAATGGGGGTCAGGTTCCTGGCCTGCAGCTGACAGATCCTACCGCACGGGGGGGCTACCTCCTATCAATCAGATAGGCAATAGCCACCAACATAGCCGCAGTTATGCGGTTATGCCGGTTGCGGTAACCACTGAAGAGAAGGCCCAGAAACTCCCGAAAGAGAGTTTCCGTGCCCCCATCCTCCTTGGTAAGGAAGTCCAGAAAGGTTGGTCGGGAATCGATATCCTCGCGGATATGCGGTCTCCGGCCTCTTCCTGCACCTCCACCCTTGAGAGATCGTCCGATCTACGACTCACCTCCGAGAAGCTTGGAGATGAGCGCGTCGGTCGATGCCGTGTACAGGGCCTTGAAGCCCTGATAGATGGCGATGGCCTCCGTGTTCGAGTACCCGACGTCCGGAAGGTCGAAGACGATGTAGTTACTCATCGACTTCTTGACATTCTGGCTCGGCAGGTACGGGTCCGCGGAGATCTTGTTGTGGTCCACGCGAAGCACGCGGCGAGTCCTTCGTCCGTAGACGGAGGAAGCCGTGAGCTTCACAAGGCCATCCGAGCTCAGGTACTGCGAGTTGTTCTCGCCCGAGGAAACCCTCGGAAGCGAGATCGCGGTACCCGAAATCGTGATGGACTGGGGATCGGTGAACGCCACAGGCGTGCTCCTTTGGGGCTGTTCATCAGCCCGTCGTTGGCTTGCAGTGCAAACTGCGACTAACTCCGGCTGATGCCAAGAGCAGTCAATATGGACAGTTGGAACGGTGACAAGTCGTCCCATTTCAGTCCAAAACCGAAGGGATTTGCTCTCTGCCTTTGCTTCGTCTCAGTGACGAGGATCAGGTCAGGGACCGGCACCGGATCAGCACCTGGAAACAGGGTGACCGGGCCGAGGCTATAGGTATATTTGTGAACAGTATGTTCCATGATATACCCATACCGCAAAATCAGTCCGCCGATTTTAAAGGCTTCCAAATTGGAGATTACATCTCCAGTGTTGGAAAACCAGTCAGCGAACCAGCTCCAAGGCGATAGATTCCAGAGAGTTTCTGGGGAGATGTCCAGACCTAGCAACTTCGCTAGTTGTGCATACCTATCAAGCTTAGACCGGGAGTCGTATCCGGTCGGCATATGATAGGTAAAAGCACCACTGAACCATCTCCGGGTGCGCTTCTCACGGCGCACCGTCCATCTACCGCCAGCGACGATACCAAAAGCAAGACTAGGCCCGTAAGGGGCCTTTGTCGTGCCGAGCAACTGCTCGCTGGTATCCCGCACTGTTGGGAAGTAGTAGCGTCTCCGTACCACTCGTCCAGCATCACGCTCATACTGACGTAAGACTTCGTCAGCACGAGTGACAGCTTTTAGGCTGTCTGTGATTTCTGAGACAAGCGGACGCCATCCGAACTGGAGATTCAGGTAATCATCAGCTGCATCTTTTGCAGCTCCTGATCGCCTGTTCCAGCTAGAGGATCCGAGCAAGGAGGGCAAGCCCTCCTTGTACAGTTCCCCTAGGAATGTAGAGACGTCAGCTACTGAGTTGGTGGGTTGACACCTAGCGACTGCCGTAGCTCCTGCCACCGCCAGCCCCATTTCTGAGGCATGGATCGATGGAGGATATACGAACCGTCCCTTGGTGTCAAGGTTGGGAGGCGCACAAAACGGGCCTAAATAGCTCGCTTCGTTTAGCCAATCACCCGAACTCCATCCGTGCGAGGTTGACCTACGACCGAGAACTTTTGGGTTCTCGATGTAGGACCTCGTCGTGAAGAAGTTGCCACCAATATCACCTTTGGCATTGGTCCTTCGACCAGAATACCAATCGTGATCCTCCGACACAGTATACTGTGTCCCCGCTTGACTCCATTCACGCGTAACGTCGGACAGGGTAACCCGTCCGTCGCTAGTTGTCGGATCGTTATCGGTGAAAGTACCATACTTCTTGTACTCCACCAGGCCCCCAACGGGGACCACGACCCGACGACGCGTGTAGGTTTTAACAGTCAATCGGGCAACAGAGCTCCTCTGGTTGTGATTGGGTGGTTTACACCCAGGCGTGTTGCACTGCGCGGGCTCCCCCTCT